AGGTAATGCTTGTTGTGCTACTTGTTGAACGACTTGAGATTGAGCCAAAGGAGAAGTTGGAGTTCTTCCAGCTCCTGTAAATTGACTTGCAACATTTCCATAAACATCACCTGCCGTTTTTTGAATTAAAGGGGAAAGGAAAGGGTTTAAATATTTTCCTGATAAAGTATCTGCAAGTTGTTGATTGGCAGCATTTGCCATTACTTCTTGTTGTGCGATACCTTGTGTTGTTTGAGTAGTTGGTGCAACATAACCTGCTGCTGCAGGTCCTTGATTATATATTGCTCCAGCTTCTGAAATAATTTGATTTAATGCTGGTTGTGCAGGTGCGTAAGGTTGTGTTGTTGTAGTTTGTGATTGATTTCCACCTGATGATCCGCCTCCTAAAAAACTCATTTATTTTTCTCCTGTTTGATTTCTTTTTCTAAAACTATATGTGTTGGTTTGTAACCAAATTGATTTAAAACTTTTTTCCATCCTGGTCTTGCCATTAATTCCATATTTAAACAATTTTCTTTTCTAGCAAATTCTTCAATATCGCTAATTAAATGTTGCCATTTTAACCTTTGCCTACCTGTCATTATAAAAATGTGGCAGACTTTGCCAAACTTGCGATCAATTATTTCAGTAACTACTACACCAAAATATTTATCTATGGCTTTTCTTCGTTTTTTATCCCAAAGAATCCATATTTGAAATTTATTTTGTTTAGCCGTTTCTAAAACAAAATCTGAATCTGTAAGTTGACCTGAATAAAGTAGAGCTTTTCTTATGTCTTTTTCAATTAAACTCCACACTTTATCAAGTTCTTGTGTAGGTATTCTGACTAACTCCATAAATATAGTATTTTACCAATAAATACAACTATGTAATTGACAAATAACTCATAGATACATCTACGGCATCTGTGCTACTCATAGTAAGTTTTAGTATGTCTGTTTCCTCTAAAATCAATGGTTCTGTAATGAGTTGTTGTGCTGTATTTGCAGTAGTTGCGGTAGTATTTATGATTTTATAAGTCGCACTAGCCGAAGTATCGGTTACTTCTAGTGTGGCCGTAGGTGTATTTGATGAATTATTACTTAAAACAATGGATTTTATAATAATAGTTTCGCCACTACTAGCCGTTAATATTGATGTCTGGGCAGTCGTAGTAAGTGATTTGCCTGAAAATTTATAACTATGAGCCATCTTTTTTTTCTTCTTTTGGTAAGTAACTTAATAAATGTTGTAATTTAGAATAATTACTATCTTTAATTTCTAGCCATTTATCTATTTCTTTATTTATATCACTATGGTCGGCTAAAGCCATAGGGTTTTTAAGTAATAATTTTATATTTTCATCAGCTTCCAAGACCTTTGCTTCATATAATCTTTTAAGTGATTCTATTCTTTGTTCCATATTATTAGCAGGGAGTAATGGGGTGGTCCATTACCCCCAGCAAATAATATATCAATTTTTAAACCAACTTGGTAGTCCTAAATGAGGTCGCTTATCAAAAAGGTTTTGTTGTGAACCAGGTGTTTTTTTATTGTTATAATGTAAAAAAACTTGTCCGCAAGACTTACCTTTAAACTTTTCTCTCCAATGCTCTAGTTCGCAACCACTATACACTAACATATCTCCAGGTTTTAAAAGAACTTTAATTCCTTTAGCTTTACTTTCTGTTGTAATTTTTTTACCATCTGGAATACCAACATTTTCATTTGGACTTAAATAAATATCCCAATCATCTCCTCCTAAATTCATTGTCGTAGATATTTCACAACTAAATCTATCTTTATGTCTTTTTAAAATATCTCCCTTTTTATAAATTCTTGCATAAGTATAAGCTGGATTTAATTTTAACCCTGTGGTTTTTTCCATGATGGGTTGGCATTTTAATAATAAAGTTTCCATAACTATATCGGCATAGCAAGAATAAGTATTTGGGATTTGTTCGTCTTTTCCCTCATAATAACCTAATATAACTTCATAAGGGGAAATATATCTTCTTTGCATACAAGTATCATAAACTTGTTTTTTCATTAAAAAATAATTGTAAATAAAGGTAGCCATATCTTTTGAAATAGCTTCTTTAATAATTGCATATTTTTTTTTCTTAAACATCCTTTGCCATTTCTTTTGGTATAGCTTGTATATTCCAATGAATAAATCTAAATGGTTCTTTACCATGATCTACTGCGTATTCATGTTCTAAATAACCTGGAAAAATAATTAAAGTTCCTGGAGCAGGTTTAAAATGTATTAATTCACTTCCTGGCCAAACATCTTTAATGTCTGGTTTCATTTTTAATTTAGTGCATCTTGCACCTGTTTTAGGTTCATGGAAAATAGGATATGAAGTTTTATCCGAACACTTTAAAAAATAAAAACCTGATATATGTTGATTCCAATGTATGTGTGCTGAATGATGTCCGCCACCTTTTTTAGAAAATTCTTGAACCCATAGTTCGCTAAACATAGTTTGATATTGTTGCATATCATAACCCATGTGATCTAAAAATTCCCAAGACTTTTGACCTATATAATCTCTAAAATCTCTAAAATCATTATCTAATGTCAAAGGTGTAGAATGATAACTTCTACCAAAATCCCCAAATTGTTTAATATGTTTTTTAGCCTCTGGTGTTTTTTTTGCTTCTTTAATATATTTATTACTAGCTTTGTTTAAAGATTTTAAAAATTCTGGTTTTTGTTCACTCCAAACTGGTGTCCAAAAATAATTATTAATATACATATTATCTAAAAGGTAATCCTAAATGCCAAACTACAAGACTATATCTTGTACCTTGTGTTACTGGTTTAACTCTATGCCAAACAAAACTAGGAAATACAATAATAGAACCTTTAGGTAATATTTCTTTACATTGTATTCTATGTTTTGATTCATCTCGCATATGTGGATCATAGTTTCTAAAATCAAATTCTAATTCTCCACCTTTATATTCTGAACCATCGGTTAATTGACAAGTCATAGATAGTTTTCTTATTCTTCCATTATCAGGATCGTTTTTATTTTTTCTTTCATAAGGTTTATCCCAACTATCACAATGCCAATCGTAAAATTGATTTAATTTATATTTTGTAAATTGACATGATTCAGACCTTTCCCAATCAAAATTCCAACCAGCATTTCTATTAGCTTGATGGACAAAGGGATGAAGTTCTTTATAAATCCAAGTATCATTTAACCAAACTAAATCTGATTTTCTTTTTCTTTGTAAATTTTTTACTTCTTCTTTAGATAATTTTTTATCTCCATAACCTCCAGTTCTAGCCATAACTTCAGCTTGTGATAATCCATATTTAATTACTTCATCACAAAATCTAGGGGTTAAGGCAGATTTAAAATACCAATAATAATTAGATATATTCATAAGTAGAAGTTAAAATAAAGTTAAGGGAATCTTTTTGATTGTTAGTGATGTAATACATATTAGTTGAGGGGAATATAATAAATTGATTATTTTTTAAAGGTATATCCCAGCTTCTTCCTTTTCTTCTATTGTCGTCATAATGTATTCTAACGCTACATTCTTTAACATTAACACCATATAACATAGTGTAATCTGGAGAATTTCTTAAATCAACTGGGTCTATATTAAGTAAAGGAATAGAAATTTCGTTAGGTTTATATGCTTCTCCTGTAGTTAATTTATTAACTAAAGTAAAACCATATTCTAAATTAATATGTTCTCTTAAATATGTATTTAATTTATCCCATTCCCTTGAAAAAGGAAAAGGACAATCTTGAATTTGATGTGTTAAAATATCTTCTTGAAGTTTATTACGATCAATTTCAAAACCTTTAGGCATTGAAACATCACCATAATATATTGCTATTTCGGAAAGTTTATTTTTTTGTATTATTCCACCCATACAGTTTGATTACAGATTAGATTTTAATTCCCAGTCTGTGCTGCTTTCGTTCCATTCGTAACGATGGTTGTGTGTTCCTGCATCGTTTTGTGTTTGTTGTTCAGCAGTTAAAGCTGGAGCATCTCCTTTTGGAGATTGCCATCTAGCTTCTGTTGTATTTTTAACCCAAGACGCATAAGGTTTTTTAGGGAAAAACATATTATTATCTTCATCCCATTCATAGCCTATACCAGCATAGTTTCCTCTAAATGCTTTTGAGTTATCACCAGAATTATGTTTATTACCTGATGTGTTGTAAGAAGTTTGAATCCACATTTGAGCAGGCCAATTATTATGTGTTTCTAAATATTGTTGTCCTACTGATTCGTCCTCAACGCCATCAGCATTTTTCATGTCTTTGTTATCAAGTGTTAATACTTGAATAACTTTTCCATTCATGCCTATTTTTGCAAAGTGTGCCATAATTTTCTCCTTATATATTAAAATTAATTCTTAAACAATACATAAATTTTATTGAAATCTATACCTTATCATTACTATACCTGAACCACCAGCTTTACCAGTACCATTACCACCTCCTCCACCACCACCAGTATTTGTTGTTCCTGTAGTAGCAGCAACCGCAGGTGATGGTTGTTCAGCAGCACCGCCTCCGCCTGCACCTGGTTGTCCTTTACAAGTGCTATATTTATAAGAACCACCTCCACCACCAGCAAAATATCTTGTTGAACTTACAGGTCCTGAAGTTCCATAACTTGGAGCTGTTGGACCTAATACAGCATCTGGCCAGTAATTTCCTGTACCACCATTCCCACCAGTATTTGCAGATGGACTACCAGGAGTAGCATCTGTTCCTATAGAAGTTGCACCACCTCCTCCACCACCTCCAAAATAAGGAGGTTGTTCTCCTGTTCCACCAGCAAAACCTTGAGGTACTGGACTTACTGGAGGAGTGTTTCCTGCTCCACCTGCACCTCCAGATGGATTGTCATGACCTCCACCTCCTCCTGATCCACCAGCAGCTCCAGCTCCTGTGTTACCATTAGGTCCACCACCTCTGCCTCCTCCTGCTGATGTTATTGTTGTTGAACCTGTAAAAACTGAATTTGATCCAGAAGTAGCACAAGGTATTCCAGTTCCTGCTGCTCCTACTGTAACAGGATAACCTGTTGCTGTAACTGGCAAACCTGCAGTAGCTGGACTTGGATAATTTTGTCTAAAACCACCAGCACCTCCGCCTCCAAAACTTCCTCCTCCACCACCAGCAACAACCATGTATTCTACAGTCGTTGAACCACAGGAATTACCTACTGAACAAACTGTAAAAGTTCCTGGACCTGTAAAAATGTGTGTTTTGTAATCACCAACAGTAAGTGTAGTATTACCACCTGTCGCTGTTACAAATAG